ACATGATGACTCATCCAACACACTTTGGTGGACCCTCTACCGAAGCAATAGTAACAGGAATAGGTGCCGGATTACTATGCCTTGTGATGTCTAAAATATGGAGTAAACACTCATGAATATGCTTAGTGCTCAAAGTAAATAAGTAGATATAATTCTTCTATCAGCAATGCTGAAATTTAAAATAAAGGAGAAATATTATGTGGACTAAACCAGCTGCTACAGAAATGAGATTCGGTTTTGAAGTAACAATGTACGTAATGAACAAGTAATTTTTTGTTTTAAACTAAGGGGCTCCGGCCCCTTTTTTGTTGTATAATGGTATGAAAACGTGTACCATTAATTATCTGGGTAAAACCAGCTTATCATGACTGCCCCAGCAGACGCATACACGACAGATAAGCTTAACTTTGTATGGAGAAACAATTATGTCAAGAACTACATTTTCAGGCCCCGTTGCCTCAACTAACGGATTCGTACCAAAAGGTCCTTCAGTAGCAATCAATGCTACAGCAACTATTACAGCACAGAATCTTCAAGTAGGATATATTACATCCACATCAGCAGCTGCAACAACTATTACTCTTCCTATTACTACTACAGCAGGTGGCGTTACAGGAATCTCTCAGCAAATGCTTGCAGTGAGAGGCCAACAATTTTCTTTTATAGTAGATAACACAGGCGGTGCTGACGACGTAACAATTGCTTTAGGTACTGGCGGATCATTATCTGATGCTGCTACTATTACTGCTTCTGCAGTTGCTTTTGGTAGAGTAGTTGTCGCCAACGGTGCTACTGGTATGGCTCAATTCACTTTGATGTTTACTGGCGGTGATGGAGTAACTCCTGGTTCAGCTACAGGTTACACACTTACACGTACTGCTTAAATAGGAGAATAGACATGGCTTTAACAACAGATATATGGGCCGTCACTCCTAGCTTTTCAGCTACTTTATATAGAGCCGCTGCCGCTATTGGTGGTGCTGGCGATATAACATTAGTTACTAACCAGCCTCTAGATAATGGGGCTGGGTATAAAGTGCTATTCACTTGTGCAGGAGACGCAACTGCCGCTACATTTACTATCACTGGATATGTAGCTGGGGATTTATCTCAGTCTGTAACCACTGAAACTGTAGCCGGTGTTGATACTGGAACTGCAACTTCTACAAATTACTATTCTAGAATTACTAGCATTTCATCAGATGCAGCGGTAGCAACCGATGTAAGTATCGGTAATGCTATTGCTGACGGAACTGCTCTACCCAGAGCAAGAATGAAAGGATTCTATTTTGTAGGTTCTGCAGGAGCAGGTAGTGTTACATTAACCTTAGGTGGTAATGCAGCGTCAGATAGAGTTTTACTAAGTATAGCTACTCCAGCTAATGTAGAGTCACAACAGATGGCTTTACCAGGTGACGGAATTTTAATTAACGGAAGTGAACCACAGACAACGTTTGGTGTGATAACTCAAACAGCAGCTGTAACATCACTAACGGTATTCTGTGGATAAACTATGGAAGAAGAGCCCAAACCGATCAGCAATGAAGAGCGCCTCGAAGAACTGAGGCGTTGGTTTGAATCACAAGGAGATTGTGTGTAATGGCAACACCTAGAAAAAAAGGAATGGGAATCAAGACTTCGGTTAAGTCTGGTAATTTTAGAAAGACTAAATCAGGAGCGGGAATGACAAAGAAAGGTGTAAAAGCCTATCGAGCTGCAAACCCAGGTTCTAAACTTAAAACAGCGGTAACAGGGAAAGTTAAGAAAGGTTCTAAAGATGCAAAAAGACGTAAGTCATTTTGTGCAAGGTCTGCAGGACAAATGAAGAAGTTTCCTAAAGCTGCTAAAGATCCAAACTCTAGATTGCGACAAGCACGCAAAAGATGGAAATGTTAAAAATGGATGAAACGACGAAACACTTAATAGACTTGTCGGCTATCTTTACTGCTGTGGGCACTATGCTTGCATGGCTTCCTCACATGGCGTCATTATTTACTATTATATGGATGGGCATTCGTATTTGGGAAACTAATACGGTGCAAAAGATATTTGGTAATAAAGAAGTTATTGGAGACGAAGGTGCTAAACCAAGAAAGCCTGAAGCTTCAAGTAATAGGATTAAGAAGTAGTGCCACCTAAGTCTAAGAAACAAAAGAAGTTTATGCAAGCTGTGGCTAATAACCCAGAGTTTGCTAATAAAGTAGGTGTTAATCAATCAGTAGGACAAGAATTTACTAAGGAGAAAAGCATGAAAACTAAGAAAATGATGGGCGGTGGTATGGCTGACCGAAGAGGTAGAGCTATGACTCGTATGGGTGCAGACGCAGCTGGTCGCGCAATGATGATGAATGGTGGTAAAGTTAAAGGTTATAAAGCCGGTGGTATGATGAAAGACAAAGAAGGTCGTGCTATGGCTATGAATAAAAAAGGCATGACAGATTCTCAAATGAGTGATGCAGCTGGTCGCGCAATGATGATGAATGGTGGTAAAGTTAAAAAGCAAGGATACAATGCTAGACTTGATGATTCATTAGGCGCTAGAAAAGGTAAGAAAAAACAATCTATGAAAGCTCGTAGAGATGAGTCTAAAGGAATGGAAAAATCTGCAGGTAAAAAGGTTTATTCAGGTAATCGTAAATCAGCACAAGGTTCAGCATCTAAACGTGCAGATGGTATTGCTAGAAAAGGACGTACTAAAGGTCGTATGGTCTAATGGCTTGTTCAGTATGTAAGACTAAAGCTAAAACTAAAGCTAAAAAACCTGCGTTTAAATCGCATATGATGTATGATAAGAAAACAGGTAAAGGTGTAAAAGCTCCCACTATGGCTAAACATCTAGCTTTAAAGAAAAAAGGATATGGACATAGGAAACCTAAAGCATGATGAAATCTAGAGGAATGGGTATAATTCGTAAAATGAAAAAAGGCGGAAGTGTAAAAGATGCCTGCTATCATAAAGTAAAAGCAAGTTATAAAGTCTTCCCTAGTGCTTATGCTTCTGGTGCTATTGCTAAGTGTAGAAAAAAGAAAGGTAAAAAGTAATGGCAGTCCGAAAGACAGCTAAAGGAGCTGCTTTAAAACGTTGGTTTAAAGAAGACTGGAAGGACGTAAAGACAGGTAAAGCTTGCGGTAGAAAAAAAGGTGATAAACGCGGTACACCATATTGCCGACCTACTAAACGTGTTTCTAGTAAAACTCCAAAGACATCTGGAGAAATGACAGCAGCACAGAAGAAGTCTAGAATAGCTCAAAAAAATAGACTTGGGCAACCAGCAGGGAAGCCACGTAGAGTAGCTTCACTTAGGCGTAAAAAGACAACAAGGAAGAAAGCATAATGACTACAACGAATACACATGCATTTAATTTAGATCTAAACCTACTTGTAGAGGAAGCGTTTGAAAGATGTGGTGCAGAGTTAAGAACAGGATATGATTTAAGAACTGCAACTCGTAGTTTAAATTTACTTACAATAGAGTGGGCTAACCGAGGCATAAACTTATGGACTGTTGAACAAGGACAGATACCATTAGTTGCAGGTACAGCCACTTACGATTTGCCCGCGACGACCATCGACCTCATGAGCCAAGTCATAAGAACTGGGTCTGGAACAACTCAGTCTGACATAGCTATTTCTAGGGTGTCAAATCCTACTTATGCATCTATCCCAAGTAAGAACGACACGGGCAGACCGATACAAGTTTATATAGATAGACAAGCAGAGATTCCTAAGATAACTCTATGGCCCATTCCTAATGACACAAGTTATACTTTTGTATACTGGATGTTAAAAAGAATTGATGATGCAGGTACAGGGGTCAACACACAGCATATTCCATTTAGATTTTTACCGTGCATGGTAGCAGGGTTAGCATTTTATTTATCGCTTAAGATTCCAGAAGCAGGTGAAAGATCACAATTCTTAAAACAAGAATATGAAGAGCAGTGGTTACTGGCTTCAACTGAAGATAGAGAAAAAGCAACTTTAACTGTAGCACCAAGAACATCATACGTATAGGAGATTAACATGAAAGAAGTACCGGCAGATAAAAAGAAAAGTTTAGGAAAGTTACCCGCACCTGTGCGTAACAAAATGGGTTTTATGAAAAATGGGGGTAAAGTAGGATATGAAGTTGGTGGCGACGTATCAACAAAAGATAAGAAAGACCCCGGATTTACAAAAGAATTTACATCTAGAGTTAAAAAAGGCATGAGTCCCAAAGAAAGAAAAAGCGCAGAAAAAAGAGACGCATATGAACTAGGACTTAGAAATAAAAAGAAAGGTGGTCTTAGAGGTGCCGCAACTCAAATAATTGATAACGCTGTGGGCGTTGGTAGAGGGACAGCATCAGAAAGAAAAGAACTTAAAAGAGGCTATGAAGATATGAAAAAAGCCTTAAAGAATAAACCTACTCCAGCCGGAAAGTTTGGTAAGGCAGGTAAGGCAGGGAATGCGGGAATGGGACGTGGTGTAATTAAGAAAAAAGCTGGTGGCAAAGTTAAAAGCTATAGACATGGTGGTAAATGTAAGATAGATGGTATTGCTATTCGTGGTAAAACTAGAGCTAAACAAAGGAGAAGTTAAAATGAGTGTCGTTAATGAAATTAAAAGAGTTTTTGCTCCTACAAAAAAACAAAAAGCAGAAGATGCAGAAACTAAAAAAAGATTTATGAAGCAAGCTAGAGAAAAAGAAAAAGAAAAAGTTAAAAAAGCACAGAAAAAAATAAAAGCTCAAAAAGCTGGTGCGCCAGATGGCAAAGTTATAAGACAAAATAAAGCACCTTTGTATATACATGATGCTGTAAAAAGAGCAAACGATAAAAAAATAAAACCCAGTCATCTTAAATCAACAACTAATCCTAAAAAAGTTGCTAAGACAATGACAGATCAAGTTGAAGCTATGAAAATAGTGGACAGAAATTATCTTAAAGGTAAATAATGAGCAATAAGTTTACAACTAATAAGAACGCTATTGCAGATTGTGATGTTTGTGGTTTTCAGTTTAAGCTTAAAGAACTAAAAGATTTATATGTAAGAAAAACTAACACTAATGTTAAAGCTTGCAAGGAGTGTTGGAACCCAGATCAACCACAGAATATGCAGGGGATGTATCCAGTAGAAGATCCTCAAGCAGTGCGAGATCCAAGACCTGACCAGAGTTTTAATGACAACAACGTAAC